CGGAATATTTTCGGAGAATAAAACAACAATAAAAAGGAACAAGTAACATGAACCAAGTAGCAACAAAAAAAGAAGGAGGTGCATTAGCAACAAATGTTTTTGAAGCTGATGCCAACCAAGGTTCCCAAAATATATCGCAAGAAGATCTTGCGTTGCCTTTCTTAAAAATTTTGGGACAGCTATCTCCAGAGGTGAACAAAAGAGATGGTAAATATGTCGAGGGCGCAGAACCCGGCAAAATCATAAACACGGTTACTAATGAACTATATGACACTATAGATGTTGTACCTTGTCATTACAAAAGACAATACATTGAGTGGCAAGATCGTGGACAAAGCACTGGAGCACCAGTTGCAATACACGATGCAGACAGCGATATCATTAGTCAAACCACTAGGGATAAATCATATAAGGATAGATTACCAAACGGTAACTATCTTGATAATACTGCTAATCACTTTGTGTTGCAGCTAGGTGATACCCCACAATCGGCTTTGATTTCTATGAAATCTACTCAATTAAAGGTAAGTAGAAAATGGAACTCAATGATGATGGGTTTAAAAATGCAAGGTAAAAATGGTTTATTTACCCCGCCTACATATAGTCACATTTATAAACTAAAGACTGTTCAGATGTCTAACGACAAAGGAACATGGTTTGGTTGGGACGTAGAAAAGGTAGGTCCTGTTACAGATAAAGCTATCTATGACATGGCTAAAAACTTTGCTATCAGTGTAGGTAAAGGTGAGATTGAAGCTAAACATAGCTCAGATGAACCTATAAAACAAGGTTCTTCAAACTACTAGAATCCTAGGTAGTGGGCGTCTAAGCGAGAGTGGAAACGCCCACTTAAAAAATTGCAATGGAAAATTTAGGAAAGTTTATAGATATATTTGAAGGATTAAATCGAGCTCATGGTGTCACTATTGTTGGCGAATCAAACGGAAATGGTTCTAAAGTAAAAGGCAAATCTTTTGTTAAAAGAGAAATAATTACACAAGATCATTGGTTAAATCATTTACAAGGTAAAGATAGTCTTGGTGTTATACCAATTAATGATGATAATAAATGTAAGTGGGGTTGCATAGATATAGACTCTTATGCAGGCTTTGATCATAAAAAATTAATTAATAAAATTCAAAATTTAAAACTACCTTTGATAGTGTTTAGATCTAAATCAGGTGGTGCTCATGTATTCTTATTTACATCTGACTATGTTTCTGCTGCGTTAATGCAAGATAAGTTGAATGAAATAAGATCTGTCTTAGGATATGGTGGCTCAGAAGTTTTTCCAAAACAACGTGAATTAAAATCCAAAGATGATACAGGAAATTTTTTAAATTTACCATACTTTAATGGTGATAATACAACAAGATATGCATTTAATAATAATGGCGAAGCTGTTAATCTAGAAGATTTTTTTGTGTTACATACATCTAATTGTATAGATGCAGAGACATTGAAAGACTTAACAATTAAAAGACCAGAAACTCCTTATTCAGACGGACCACCATGTATTGAATTAATGGTGCAAAATAGAGTGGGTGAAGGTGGTAGGAATAATGCGTTATTTCATTATGGTGTATATGCTAAGTCTAAATGGCCACAAAATTGGAAGTCTAAAATAATATTGTTTAACGAAGATGCAATGGAGCATCCATTGTCAGATACAGAGGTTAACATAATAACTAAGCAACACGATAAAAAAGATTGGGGTTATAAATGTAATGACCAACCTATGTGTAGTTTATGTGATAAGAAATTATGTAAAACAAGAAAGTTTGGTATCGGTCAAGAGATAATGTTTCCTAATTTGACAGACTTACAAGTCGTTAATTTAGAGGAACCATACTATTACATGAATGTGGACGGAGATAGATTATATTTAGACTCTGCAAAACATCTAACTAATCAAGCCTTGTTTCAAGAAGAATGTGTTAAGCAACTTAGATTTAATCCACCAACACTAAAGACAAATGAATGGAAACAAAAGACTAACATACTTTTAGAAAATGCAGAGATAACGGAGCCTGCTGAGGGCACAGGAACCAAAGACATATTAAAAAATTACTTAGAAGATTATTGTTTAAATAGAGTTAAGAAAGATGACTTTGAAGATTTAAAAAATGGTGGAACATATACGAAAGATGAATATCATTATTTTGTTTTTGATAATTTCTTTCACCAATATTTAAGTCGTAGACACTGGAAAATACAATATCAAAGAACATCTCAAATGCTCAAAGATCACTTACATTGTTTTACTAAAAGAGTTGGTAAAACTAAACTATCAGTTTTTGTTGTAACAAGATTTGATAAGAAACCACAAACATATAAAGAAAAAACATTTAACAAGGAGAACTATTAATGAGAAAAATAATATACGGACCACCGGGTACAGGTAAGACATTTTATTTAATGAATGAATTAGAAAAATTTTTACAGAAAGTAGAACCAAGTAAGATAGGTTATTTTACTTTTTCAAGGAATGCAGCACAAGAAGGTAGGAGTAGAGCTATAGATAAGTTTAATCTAACTGAAAAAGACTTACCTTACTTTAGAACTCTACATTCATTTTGTTTTAACATACTAGGTCTGAAGAAAGAAAATGTTATGCAAGAAAAAGATTATAAAGATTTAGGTAGAGACTTACAGATAGAGTTTGAAGGTATAAGATATGACCATGATCATGAAGGTATATTACACTCTAAAGATCCTTATATTTCTTTAATTAGTTTAGCTAGAAGTAAAAGAATGTCACCATTAGAATTATATAATTTAAATGGTAATAGCTATAATATTACATACGACAAGTTAGACATAATCAACAAAGAATTATATCAATATAAAAAACAGAAAGGATTAATAGATTATATAGATATGTTAGAAAAATTTTTAGACAAAGGAGAAAGTCCTAAGTTTGAAGTTATATTTGTAGACGAAGCACAAGACTTAAGTTTGATACAGTGGGATATTATTAAAAAATTAGAAAAAAGTTCTAAACAATCTATTATTGCAGGAGATGATGACCAAGCTATTTATAAATGGAATGGTGCAGATGCAGAAACTTTTATAAATTTAGAAGGAGAAAGAGTAATATTACAACAATCTTATAGAGTGCCTAAAAATATATTTAATGTAGCTAATAGAATAATTAAAAAAGTTAAGAATAGAGTTGAAAAAAATTGGATACCTAAAGAGGATTTAGGTCAAGTAAATTATCATTGGGAGATTGATAGAGTAGACTTATCAAAAGGAGAGTGGCTAATACTTGCTCGAACAAATTTAATATTAGAAAAGATAGCTTACTATTTAGATCAAAATAATTTTTACTTTCAAAGAAGAAACTCTACCCCTAGAGTTCAAAATATTTATGCCTTAATAGAAAATTGGAACAAGTTACGAGAAGGCACTCCTCTACATTATAATGATTATAAAAAGATAACTAATAAGATGAGTAAAAATGTAGATTTAAAATTAATGAAACAAATGTCAAAAGAAAAATTTTATGACATTGATACCTTAAAAAAAGATTATGGTTTAAAAACAGATGAAGAATGGTATATTGCATTTGATGATTTAGGAGACGATGAGATTAGAAAAATACAGAGATTAATAAAGAATGGAGAAGATTTGTCAAAAGAACCTAGAATAAAAATATCAACTATTCATGGTGTAAAAGGTAATGAAAGAGATAATGTAATTTTGTTAACTGACCTAAGTAATGCTGCTTATAATAAATATTTAGATAATCCTGATGATGAACACAGATTATTCTATGTGGGTGTTACAAGAGCTAAAAAAGAATTAAATATAATTTATGCAAAAACAGAAAGGGGGTACGACATATGACAAACAAAGAAATGTTTAAGTCAACAACTTATAGTTCATTAGAAGAGCAGATAGGTGGGAAGCATTATCGTTCGATGAAGATTCAGCCTGCAGAGTTTATAAATGAAAACAAGTTGCTTTTTGCAGAGGGCAATGCTATAAAATATATTTGCAGACACTCTGTAAAAGGAAAGGAACAAGATATAAGAAAAGCAATACATTACTTAGAAATGATATTAGAAAGAGATTATT